ATATTACCACCGAATCATTTGAACTATCAAAGCTATGTTGAATTTAAACCGGTGATTGAAAACAATCTTAGGGAAGCTGACCTGGTCACCTGCACCAATGAAATCTTAGCAGAAAGGATTTTTGTATCGTTATGAGCATTATAATCGTGACTAAAATAGAATGCATCTTTTTTCATATTTTGTCCTCCTCTAATTGATAAAGAACATTATGAATTTCATCCATTAGTTGTTCTGCATCTTTTTTTGTTAAAATAATTATTAAATCATTTAATGTAATTAAAACCTGATTTGGTTTAAATGGGATTACTCTTAATTGATTGCTTGTTACTTCACAATTAAATTTTCTTGTTACCATAAAATAAAATAGGCACTCAGGTACGAACTGAATGCCTTTGTTTAGATGTTACTCTAAATAAATTTGTAAATGGTTCGTACTACATTTACAAATCGTTCCCAAATTTAATGATTAATATTTAATCAAAAAAACTTTTTTTCTTTTCTTCTGCTTCTGCAAGTTGTAATATTTGTCCGTGTATCTGAAGTACAAATCTGAACCATATAAATCAATATGCACCTGCCTATATTTATCCCTGAAGTCCATATCAGTTTCACACCTGTCAGATACATTCCTGATGCAGTTAATGATTGTTGTATGGTGTCTGTTCCCCAGTAACCTTCCAATCTGCTTGAGTGACATTGTAAGAATCCTATCTGAATAAAGGATGTCTGATATGATATATCTTGCAACAACAAAATTGCAGTGCCTATCTGATCCAAGTACTCTTCCTACTGGAACTCCCAGTAGATAACATACTTTAAGAATAATATCATCAGGTTGAAGCAACATTACAGATGGGAGTAGCTTATGATCAGAGCAGGGAACACAGTATTTATCTGAGTACCATTTAATTTGTCTGCCTGTCATTTGTATTGTTTTAAGAGTTTATCAATTTGCTTTGCTACCTGGTCCTTATGCTTGTATTTCACATAGTAATAACCCTGAACCTTCTTTTCTTCAAATGGTTTAAGCAACCACGGTTTAGGTCTATATTGTTTCTCATCTTTTTTTTCGGCTTTTAATGCTTTTAATGTCGGTGTGTGTTTGTTCATTTGTGTCTTTTTGAATAGGAGCTTCACTCAGATTGTTTTCATTAACCCAAAACTTATGACCGGATTCATTCTGAACCAATCTCATATTAAGTGAGTAAGTGATTATACTTACCTTATCACCTTTGAGTCCATTTACCTTTCTTGATAAAGCTCCTACTTGATTATTAATTAAGTATGCTATTTTGTTATCGTGCATTTAACGGATGATTTACTTGTCTTAGATGGTGGATACAAAGTTATAAGTTCTCCTTCTTCAGTCATTACATCAATCCCATTTGCACTCAATGTCTTAAGAAAGTCCTTTCTGCACTTAATTTTCTCCTCCAGCACCTCAAATTCTTGTTCCATCTTCTTAAGTTCAAAATCATTGCACTGACTGAAATCATACTTAGTTCCTACTTCAGCTAATTCTAATTTGGTTCCTGTACTGGTTGTCATTCCCTTCCCATACTTAGCAACCTCTGAAATAAGATAATCCAAGTACTCAGGAGAAGCTTTTAATTCCTTAATGAATAATTCAATTTTAGCTATTGTATCAGCTATCTTAATCACATCCTGACCGTTGTCAATGATGTCTTTTGCAGTTTGATCTGCTATTACTTTGATTTGAGTTTTACTTAACTCGTTGGTGATTGTAGGTAACATATTTATTACTTTTAAAGATGATTAAATTGTTGCTGAATTGATTAAACTTATTTCAATTTCCTTACTAACTCTATAATGTTGTCTTATTCCTTTTAAGTCAATTGTTCCTAATTTTAATTTCTCAACTGCATTATTAAATTCTTTTGTATTCTTATTCAACCAGGGAAGTTGTGGTTTTTCAGGATTATCAGGAGTTCCATTACCATAAGTAGCTTTATTCCCATCATCATCAATTTCAAGAATATTTAAAAGTAAAGCACTGGTCAATGCATACCTTTTTTGATAGGTCAAACAAGATCCGATTCCCTGTGCGTCATCCTTTACAGGTCTTATTCTATACACTGATTGCAACCATTCTCCTGATTCGTGCATTACGATTGTAGTTAAACAATGGTCACCAGTTGGGAACTGCATCACTGCAAGTCCTGATTCTGCTAATGGTTCTTCAATAGCTTCAATAATAGTTCCTAAACTTGCATAGGATGATTTAAAGAAAGGATTCTTAGAGTCCTTAGTAATTGCTCCAACCTTCACTTTGAAAGTTATAAGAGCTTTGCAGATGTTCTTAATAGATTCGCTTTTTTTCATTGTATTTTGTTTTAGTGTTTTTTGATTTTGGTTTTGGTGTAATTAGAATTAGTATGTCAAGTAATGCATTAAGTAGAATGCAAAAAATTGCAGTAAGAATTATAATTATCATTGTGCAAGAATATTTAAGTGATTGAATGCAATTGTAAACTGCTCATCAAATTCTTTCTTGGTAATTGGAATACCTGTTTCAAGAAGCTCTCTGATTTTATCAACAGTATATTTATCTACTTGACTATTGCCATCAAGATAAAAATTGTTGATTTGTTCAGTGTGTACTGAAATGATTCCAGTATCATAAATTTTATGATAAGATGTTCCCCATTTTGCTTGGTAATAAGTTGGAGTGTCAAACTCTACATAAGATGTGTGTGATGTTGTGATTGGTAATCTCATTTTAATTTGTTTTTAGATTTAAAAAAATAGATTGTTTAAAATTTGGTTTCCAAAGATGCAGATTAAAATAATAATTGTGCAAGTGATTGCTGCTTCAAGATTAGAAGCTTCTTGTTCGTGTTGTGGATTGATTTGTTTTTTCATTTGATTTTTAGTTTAGATTTCAAAAATATATCTTTTTGAATTATAAAACAAAATTATTTAGGATTATTTTTAAATTATTTTTTAAATCGTTATAACTTATTGATAATCAGTATATACTATAAATAAAAAAGCCAGGGTAGAAACCCCGGCCGTACACTAAAAAAAAATCAAAAAAACAAATCAGAACAAGTGAAAAAGCTAAAACTTTTTAATCATCTTCATCGGTATCAAATAACTCATCGTACATCTCAGTAATGCAAATATCTATAATCTTGATTGATTTTCTTTTTATTCTTTTAATCCTTTTCTCATCTTCTTTACTAATGATTGCAGTGTCAATATCTTCTACTGCTGATAAAGCAAAGTAAGCTGAATTAATATAATCACCTGCACTGGTGAACTCAACCATTCCATCCTCATACATCTCTGCCTCAGGTTCAGCAGTTGTCAAGTTTTCTTTTACAACTTCAGCAATTACTTCCTTAATTTTTTCTTCGTTAGTTTGTTCCATTGCTTTCATTTTTTAATAATTGTAGATCAGGTCTTTCCTCATCCACTCTCCTTCCCATTTGCTTAGCATTGATCCTTTGTGAATTTAATCTCCTGTACTTCTTACATAAGCTTTCAAGTACTTCAATCTTTTCTAATGTTGGAATGTATTGCAATAGTTTTTCAATATCTCTCTTTATCATAGAATTTACTTATCTGTTTTTGTATGGTATTTATTGCACGTTTTACACTTATATCTGACCTTCTTAGTTCCTGAAGCAGTGATGGCCGTTACTGCCCTTATTAATTCATCTGAACCACATTCAGGACAAGAACCCCTATCCTGACCAAATCTAACTCCGTAATGTGTTTTAGGTTCTATGTGTCCGGATAACTTCTTGTAAACCTTCTCAAGCAATATTACATCCATCTGACAATATTTAATCATCTTGTCCATAGATTTTTTGCACTTGTGAAGCACAATATCTTTCCACAGGTTGTAATCAGTTTTAATCTTTGATCCTATGCCTAAGAACTGAGCAATATAATTTAACCTGTTAGAATTGAATTTGAACTTTGACCTGCTGACTTTTAAAGTATCAATGGTCTTGTAAGTAGGGAACATTTCAATCTTATGAAATAGACATCTGGTCCTGATCCACGCTAAGTCAAATCTATCTCCATTGTGCCCTATCGCCTCATCACTTTCATTAATGACCTTAATAAATTTCTGAAGTAAAGCTTTGTCGCATTGCTTAGAATCCCAATTGACAAACTGAACTTCCTTTTCATCTTCCCACTTCCAACAGATGCAGATGATTGCTCTTTCAGTTATTATGTTTGAAGTGTCAATGTTTTTCTTATATCCTGCTTCCCAAAATAAACCTATGTTGGGTGAAACTTCCACGTCAAAAAACAACCTTCTTCTTTGAGTTTTTAATTCTTTAGTTTTCGTTTTTGATTTTGCAATCATATTGTAAAGTATAGATTTGCTTCTTCCTTTCTCCTGTTCACCAATCCCTTAAGCATCTTCCCATTGGATGTGATGTACTTTGTTTCAAACCAATCTCTGATGTACTTCTCACCTGACTTCCTATTGATTAATTCAAATAAAGTATCTGAACCTCCAGTGTTCCAGGTATGAGATACAAGAGCATCAAACTTGTTCTGAGTGATAGCAACCTTTACATTTTTAGTCACAATTCTCTCAAACTTTGTGACAACATTTGCAAACAACTGATCAGCTCTTGCCTGAGTTATCTTATCTCCTTCTTTAACCTTACTCCCATCCTCATAAAAGCAATTTCCCCAACCAATAGTCCATTTAGATGCTGGACATAAATAAGCTGTTAATTCGCAGGATTCCCACTTCTTAATTAAAGCAATTCCTTTTTGTCCGGTTGTCATTTTTTAAACGCATTAAAAGATTTAAAAAAGTGCATAAGTATTGAAACTACCAAAGCAATAAGAAGCCAAATGTTAAGCTTCATTGATCTGTCATAACGCTTATGAGCTTCTTCCCTTTCATTCTGTAAATATTGAATAGTGTATTTATCAGCAGAAGAAACCATTATGATTGTATCGTGTATTGCAGGGATATTCTTATAAATGGTTCTATACTTAGTGACTAAGTCCTGACATTTTTTTAATTTGACAAGTGTGTCAAGTTTATAGATAGTATCTATTTTCAGCTGATTTAAGGTGTCTATTTGCTTAATGAATACTTTGTACTCACTTGAATCAGAAGTGCCTTTAAATCGTTCACAGGGATACCATAATGAAGATTTCTGAGCAACAATCTCAGGATAATTTATTTGTGCTTTATTTAAAGACCTTTCAGCTTTCTTTTGGGTATAGCAACCTAACAAAAAAAATGTTATAAAAATTGTTGTAATTGTCCTCATAAATGTTACATTTGCTTACCGAGGATTTAGAATAAAGATTTAGGGTAACCGAGCTCCGTTTCTACGGAGCTTTTTTATTGGGAGCTGAAGTCAGTTCTTATGGTATGAAATCAGCTACATTAAGTGAGTGTGGTACAGTACTTTTC